TATGTAATGAAGGCGGCGAAGTATCCGCTGGTGACTTGCTGTGCACGAGCACAACCCCAGGATTCTTAATGAAGCAGTCAGATGATATTATGCGTAGTTACACGGTAGGAAAGGCTATGGAAGATGTTACATTTGATGGTAATGGACAGGCTACTGGCATTTATGGTTATATTTACTGCGGCTGATTTGAGTTAGAAATCACAACTATTAGTCATTTCCCACTCTTACGAACTATTTATTTCTGATAAGTCATCAGAACTGGAGTTAATTCTATGTCTTCACTGTTAGAAGAAGCGATTATAGACGCAAAAGCCCTTAAGGACGCCGCACTTAAAAACGCGGAAAACACCGTACTAGAGAAGTATTCGGCCGAAGTGAAGGGCGCACTTAATACCCTTTTAGAACAGGACGAGATGGACCTAGGCTTGGGGGGCGCCCCGACAGAAGAGGCTTCCGGCGAAAGCGCGGATACCTCTTTTCTCGACGAAGTTCCCTATTCTTTTCAAAACGAAGAGATCGACGCTCCGGCCGATGATGAATTAATTGAAATCGATTTTGATGAGCTCAAAACCCGTATTGATGAGGAAGAGGCCGAAGGAGCTGAGGCAAGTGGCGAGGATCTCACCGATGCCCTAGGCATGGCTGATGCCCTTCAAGAGGACGGCTATATTACCAACACTGATTTAGATAATGACAGCAAAGAAGATGTTGCCTCCATCGAGGCCGACGAGGATGAAGATATCAACCTCACTGAGGAAATGATAGATGACCTTATCGAAGAACTGGTAGTTGACATGACCCCAAGGCCACAAGGCTGGTCGTCTCTCAACTCCGCCGACAACAGCATCATCCAGGCTAACGATGATGCCATGGCCGCCGCACAGGCCGCCCACCTCGAAGAAGAGGAAATTGAAGAGGAAGTTGAAACGGCCCCCGACGTTGTATCCGACGCGGAGCTTTATGAGGCCAAGATTTCCCAACTTAAAGAATCAACAAGAGAGCTTCGTGCTCTCTTAATGATGTCGAAGGAACAACTTACAAAGTTGAACCTAGACAACGCCAAGCTTGTTTATCAAAACAAGGCACTAAGCAGCGCCTCCTTGAATGAGCGACAAAAAAATCAAATTGTCGAAGCTGTTCAATCTGCCAATTCTGTTGAAGAAACGAGTATGATCTATGAAACGATTCAAAACGCAGTGGGGGGAGCGGCTGATCCCCGCGTACGCCCCCAAACACTTCGTGAAGCGGTTCAGAGGCCAGCCTCGCTTTTACTCAACTCACAGAGAGACAACACGGTAACAAAAGATCCAGCAATGGGTCGAATGCTACGTTTAGCAGGTTTGAATAAATGACATTCAACATAACTATAGGAGGTTTATAATATGTCTATTGTACAGAAATTAACCGAAGGTATCGTTAACCGCGATCTTGCTGCTGAGGGCGACGCCCTTATTCGCAAGTGGGAGTCCACTGGACTTCTTGAAGGTTTAGGCGATGACACACTTCGGAACGGTATGGCCCGATTGCTTGAGAACCAGGCAAAAGAGCTTCTCCGTGAGTCTTCCACCATGAGTGGTGGAGACGTTGAGGGCTTCGCCGCTGTGGCGTTCCCCCTCGTTCGCCGAGTTTTCGGCGCGCTGATTGCCAACGATCTCGTTAGCGTTCAGCCGATGAGTTTGCCCTCGGGCCTCATCTTCTTCCTCGACTTCACCATCTCACAGACGGTTGGAGACGGTGGAACAGCTCTGGGCCGATTGGGATATCCCACCGGTTCTTCGCTCTACGGTGGTGGAGTGGTTGGTGCGCAGATCACCGGTGGCGTAAGCCTCGGTAAGGTCGGCGACGGCTTCCAAGATGCTGAACGCGGCCCATACGCGCTCAACAATGGTTACTCGTCTCCAACTGGCTCTGTGGCAACTCCGCAGAACACTGCCGATAACCAGAATGGTACCGCTACATCGCTCGTGATTGTGGTCACTGGTACTGCAGGGACCGACAACAACCTGACCGGAAACTGCCACGCCGATGGCTCTACTAAGTTCGGCGCTAACTCGGCTACTTTAGGTGCAATGACCCAGCATGACCCGGATATCTCCGGCTCCTTTGTCGTCGTTACTGAGATTCCGATTGCCAACTTTACGGCGGATGCATCTGCATTCAATAAAGAGGACCTTGTCGCCATTCAGATTTCGTGCAGCAACGGCAACTCGAACCCGGGCTTCGGTCAGGTCTATAACTCCCAGTCTGCAACGCCAGGAAATATCCGACTGCAGCGTCGTCTGACACAGTATAGCTCGGCTTCGTTGGACGGAAGAATTGGGGACATCACGTCTGCAAATCTTTTGATGACGTGGCTGGTACCTAGCAATCAGACGCTCTCCGGCGCCGTCGCGGCTCTTTCCTCTTCCATGGGTGGCCGCCCCACGGCTACCCAGGGATCCACGTGGTCCTACCCGATGAAGGACAACTTTGACGCTGCTCAGGGTGGTAGTGCGAATGCACTTGGTGCTCTTGTTGGTGCTGATAACTGGGGACTGGAGAACAATCCAAACATCCCAGAGATCGACATCAAGGTCGACAGTGTGTCCGTTACGGCGGTCACCAAGAAGCTCAAGGCTAAGTGGACCCCGGAGTTAGGACAAGATCTTAACGCCTATCACAACCTTGACGCTGAAGTCGAGCTTACTCAGATTCTGTCTGAGCAGGTTGCACTTGAAATCGATCGAGAGATCGTGGAAGACCTCGTTCGAGGCTCTACGGCTGGTGTTCGTTACTGGTCACGCCTTCCCGGCAAGTTCGTTAATCGCGAGACTGGCCTGGATGCGTCCAATGCGGCTTCTCCGCCTGACTTCACGGGTAACGTGAGTGAATGGTATGAGACTCTCATTGAGACCATCAATGATGTGTCGGCTCAGATCCACCGTAAGACTCTTCGTGGTGCGGCTAACTTCGTGGTTTGCGGACCTGAAATTGCCAATCTGCTTGAGTTCACCGCTGGCTTCCGTGCCAACGTGACTGCTGATAGCGATCGCGGAGACGCGGGCGCTGTTAAGGTTGGTTCGCTTTCGAAGAAGTTCGACGTTATCGTCGATCCTTACTTCCCGCGTAACTTGGTCCTTGTTGGCCGTCGTGGTAGTAGCTTCCTTGAGAGTGGTTATGTGTATGCACCTTATGTGCCGCTGCAGACCACACCTACGATCTTCGGTGTTGAAGACTTCGTGCCTCGCAAGGGCGTGATGACTCGATATGCCAAGAAGATGGTGCGTCCGGATATGTATGGACTGGTTGTTGTAGAAGACTTAGTCTAGCCATATTTGACTTAAGGTCAAAATAGTGAAAGCCCCGTCTCTTTTGAGGCGGGGCTTTCTATTTAGTATTAGAGCAAGAGAGGACCATACATGGCAATACCTAATCTTAACCCCGCATCCACCTTTAATGCGAACATCCTACCAGTTACCGGGAATGCCGGCAATGTTGCGGCCACGCTCCCTTTTGGGATATATGAGTCGGTAGCGTTCTTCTCAGGGGCGGCCGACCAGGTGGCCTATACTTATAAAAAGCTCGGGGGCGATGTTTTAGATATTGAACTTGCCGAAGGAAGTGTATACTCAGCCTACGAAGAGGCTGTATTAGAATATTCTTACTTAGTTAACCTGCATCAATCAAAAAACGTACTGTCTGATATGCTGGGCGCGCCAACCGCCTCTTTCGATCAGGACGGGCAGATAATAGCGGGCCATGCCTTATCCGGTTCTGACATTGAGTTAGCATATCCTCGTTTTGATTATGGTTTTGCTCGTCGCGTTTCCGAACGATCTGCCACAGAAACCAACATAGGAGGTACGCTTCCTATTTATTCGGCGTCTTTCGAGCGAGTTACGGGACAACAAGATTATGATTTACAGACTTTGATATCTGGATCATCTGCCAATTCGGCCTCTGTTCCGTTTTTTGGCGAAGTTGACGACAAGCGCGTTATCATCCGTAAGGTATATTTCCGAACTCCCCGCGCCATGTGGCGCTTCTATGGCTACTATGGTGGATTTTCTGTCGTTGGCAATCTGCGAACCTACGGCCAATACGCTGACGACTCCACATTTGAAGTGGTGCCCACGTGGCAGAATAAACTTCAGGCGATGGCCTATGAGGATGCCATCTATACGCGTATCTCACACTATTCTTATGAGATAAAAAACAACATGTTGCGGCTTTTCCCGCAGCCGGATAGCACTGGTCCGAAGAAGTTCTGGGTCCAGTTCTCTATTGAGAACCAATTTGCGCCGTGGGAAGAGGGTACGGGACAGCCCCGCTCAGGTATTAATGGAATCAACAACATGAATCAGTTGCCATTCAATAATATTCCTTATAATAAAATTAACTCTATTGGAAAGCAATGGATCCGCAGATTTGCCCTTGCGTTGACAAAAGAGATCCTCGGCCAGGTACGTGGCAAGTTCGCCACGGTGCCAATACCAGGAGAGAGCGTTACACTGAATGCGTCCGAGCTGTTGGGGCAAGCCAAGGCTGAACAAGATCAGTTGCGAGACGAGCTTAAAACCCTTCTGGACCAAGTTACGTATGCAGAAATGGCCACTGTCGACTCAGGCCTGCAAGACTCCACAGCTAAGGTGCTTCAAAACATTCCTACTGGCATTTTTGTAGGGTAATACACGTGTCCAGAAGCAAGCGCACTCAAGCCCAAATCGAAGATAAAGAGGCCACTAAAAATGATTATGTTGGCGATGCTAAGGTAGCAGACAAACTACAAGAGATAGAATTTGCTCCTTCTACGCTAGAAACTATCGATGGCGCCATGCTCAGGTTCATCGACGAGGAACTTAATCTCTCGGTGACCACCAACGAAGGATTTAAAAAAGTACCAGTGTTGTGGGTTTCTGCCGAGCGCGCTTATCAAATAAAACACAACAAAGATCTACGCGGCCAGGACGAGATCTTAAAGTTACCGCTCATTAGTGTAAACCGGGCCAGCGTTGTGAAAGAGCCTGGCAATCGGGGTTCAATTTATGCTAATTTATATCCGGTGGCCGACGACAAGGGCGGTGTCATCACGATTGCTCGCCGGATAAATCAGAAAAAGACGGCCGAGTTTCAAAATGCCTTCTCGAAACGTAAGCTTGGCCCGGACAACAACATAACATCTAAAAATGCTAACACCAATAAAAGAAATATGTCGACCCAGCGCACGGTATATCAAACCATTACAATTCCAATCCCCACGTGGGTCACTGTGAAATATGAGATAAGTTTGCGAACTGAATACCAGCAGCAGATCAATCAGCTACTGCAGCCTTTTATTACTATACCAGGTAATTCTCGTATGCCTAAGATGATCCACGATGAGAATCATTATTATGAGACTTTTATAGATGGGAACTTTGCCGACGGATCTAACAAGGCGGCCTTGGGAATGGACCGGCGCAACTATGAGCATACCATCAGTATTGACGTTTTGGGGTATTTGATCGGAGAGGGCGAAAACCAGGAAAAGCCCAAAATTATAAAGCGCGAAAACGCTGTTGAATATAAGTTTTCCCGCGAAAGAACTATCTTTGGGGATATCCCGGATAACATAAAAGACGGATTTTATAGAGAATAATACTATTGGACCGGATTAAGACTATTTACTTCTGAAAGTTCTACTGTTATTAGGAGATCGTAGCGAATGTCAGTTAAAAACTACAGATTTGTATCACCCGGGGTCTTTATCAATGAGATTGATAACTCCCAACTGCCCGCCTCGCCGGCAGGAATCGGCCCCGTCATCATCGGCCGCGCCGCAAAGGGCCCAGCCCTTCGACCCACCACCGTCAGCTCGTTTTCAGAGTTTGTGCAGATTTTCGGTAATCCCTCCCCGGGCCAAACCGGAAATGATGTATGGCGCGATGGTGCCAGCCTCCAGGCCCCGACTTATGGAGCTTATGCTGCGCAGGCGTATCTTCGCAACAGTTCTCCCTTAACCTTTATCCGCCTTCTCGGTGCTCAGACAACTGAGGGCACCGCGACGGGTGAAGGACTCGCCGGCTGGACTCAAACTAAGGCCTACGGTCTTTTTGTATTCGAGTCTGGCTCTGGTGCCACTACAACCTCTGGCTCTGTCACGGGATCCCTGGGTGCTATCTTCTACGTTAATGACAACGCAAGCATTGGCCTCACAGGTAGCTTTATCTGTGAGCAAAGTTGTTCCATCGACTCGACGGGGCCCACTATTACCTCAGGATCCCTTGATATCTCGTCGCTCCCAGACGGCGGCTACCAGAACGCACTCATCATGAATCAAACCACGAACACCTATCAATACAAATTGATTATAAGTGGTTCAGATACTAACCTCACCGCCATGACAGCCTCCTTTAACTTTGATCGAAACAGTTCAAAATATATCCGCAAAGTTTTTAATACTAATCCTGAGCTGCTCAATAGCGCCATCACGGATTCTTCGAATCGGTTGAACTATTTCCTTGGGGAATCGTTCGATCGTTTTATGAAAGCCAACGTCGCTCCGACCAGCGGAGTAACTTTTGCGGCTGTGGCAGAACTCTACGGCGGCAAAGCCATTGGCGCAAACCTTTCTGGGTCGAATTTTAATTCTGGCGTCCAGAATGCCCAGACAGGCTGGATTGTAGGCTGTGACATTGGCGATCAACGACAACCTAATTTGATAAAGTTCCATGCCCTTGGAGAAGCTGGTGATTGGTCTTCCCGAAACCTTAAGATTTCTATTCAGGACATTCGGCAGTCCACCAATGAGTCAAGCGATTATGGTA